CCGCTTCACCAGTAATAAGACCCTCTTTAGCTTGCGCACGAAGCTCCCCAAATGGGATTCCCATACCTTGAGCGATAGCTCTTGCAAGACGAGGTGTCTGTTCAAGAACCGAGTTAAGTTCCTCGCCACGAAGCTGACCAGAGGCCAAGCCCTGACCAAGCTGAATGATAGCAGCTTTAGCAGACTCAGCAGAAGCACCAGAGATAGTTGCTGCTTTCTGAACCGCTTCAGTAACAATCAGAAGCTCACTAATAGGCTTGTCAGCGTCAGCAAGAGCCAAACCAAAGCGGTTAAACACTTCTGCCGTAGCTTCTACGCTACCACGAGAACGGGCCGCAATCTGATACAACTCGTTCAGTGCTTGTTTCGTCTTAAGCGAGTCTCTGGTTACAAGATTAAGTTTGTTCTGTAGGGTAGTGACAGAGTCAGAAGCGCTAGCGAAAGCCTTAGTGACCGCACTACCTGTGAAGGCAGCAGTAACAGCGAGTGCTACCCTATTAAATGTCTTTTTAAGTTGTTCTGCCCTCTCTGACAGATTCTCAACTGCGTTATTAACGCTATTAATCTCACGCTTTGCTTGTGTAGCATTAGCGCGGACCCTGATTTCTACACCACTCATGTAGTCCTCCTTTTAATAAAAAAGCCCCCAATAGAAAACTCGTATTTCGAGCAACCATCGAGGGCTAAATATTATTAAGGGGTAAGAATACCGATTTTCATCAAGACTTGCTCAATGAAGTATTTAGGGGCTTGTTTAGAGTGCCCATTATTAAGGTACGATATGTGTTCCACATCATTTATGATAGTAGCAGATAGCAGACGACCTCTGGAAGTCTTAACCTTCTGTGTTCTCCACCCTTTTCTCGCTTCCCCTGTATCAACCGGGGTCACAGTAATTAAGTTTGCCGAAGCAAAATCTATTCGCTGTTCTATGTCAGCGTTTGCGAGGCGGACCACTTCACGTTCGATGCGGTCCATCTCTTGTTTAAAATTTACTACTTCCAAAGAGATTTTTGTCATTTCTTATTCATCCAAGGCGGAGTCCAGCCGGATTCATCACCACCAGTTGCTTTAAGCATCTGTTCAAGGAACTTGCCCTTGGGTAGAGACTTTTCTTCGACCGGAGTGTTCTCTTTCATCATTTTAAGGCTTGGGAACACCTTATCAGCGGTCCCCTTGTATCCTTGTGCTTGTAGCAGCAGGAATGTTCTTTGGTCTTCTCTCCAACCTACAGGATAACGATGAAAAAATCTAACCCAGTTGAGAAGCTCTGTATAAGGCATTTCTTCACGAAGCTTATACACTGGCATACCTAAATGGTACGCAATCTCAAATATTGTCTCTTCGGATTGAGTTAGTTTCCCTCAGAAGCACCAAGGCCGGAAACAGTCATAATAGCTTCCGAAAGGGCAGAAAGCTCGCCCAGTGGGAAGTTGTTGAATTCTTCATCGGTAATTTCTTCTGAACCGATTACAGCAAGGCGGATAACACTCCGAAGCAAATTAAGCTGACCCTCCTCGTCTTTCCCCGCAGAAGCAACAATGCTCTGCAGTTCCATGACTTTAGATACGCTCATTTTCCGGACTTCCACTTCATCGCCCATGAAGGGTACTTTTTCTATGATTTCTTTATTAACAAGGTGTTTCATTTGGTATTACTCCAATTTATCTTTTTCAGTGAATAGTTCTGTGTTTGCTTTTTGAAAATCATCTAACATTTTGCGTACAGTATGAAGAACAGAAAGTGTCTCCATAATCTCTTTCCCTGTCTTCGAATCTTGGTCGAAGTCCTGGAATCGCTCAAATGATTTTCCAATACTGATATCTACACTGCGGCGCATATGACGGAATGTCGTACGCATCACAAATGCTTTACTAAAGGGTTTATCCATACTCGTTCTCCAACGGTAGAGGAAGACCCCGCCGGGGGTCTCCCAATTACGATTAGCTAGCTGCAACAGTAGCCGGACCAAAGAAGTCGGTCTGAGCCGACAAGGTCACGGTAGCAGTCGTAGCATCCGTCAGAGCAGGGTTCACAAGAATCGCTTCAATCTTACCGATGAAGTAGAACTCAGTGTTCTCAGCTGCGACAGTCGAACCTGCGCCGTCATCAACAGAAACAGGCGAACCTGCCATCATGAAGCGGAATACCATCTGTTGACCAATCAGCGCGTGAATCGGCTGCATGTCGTCTGCGATGTAGTTAACGGTAATCTCCAGAGTTGGAGCATCCGATTGACCCTGAACCTGCGAAGAGGTTGCTTGGCCGTATACGGGAACGTTAACGATGTTCGCAGGAGTACCTACAGACGGGAATTCACGTACAGAAGGCATACGGACATGGTCTGCATCAGCAGTACCGGGGACGGTACCGACGAACAGAGCCGCGCATTCTGCAGCGGTATCAGTACCAGCTGGAATTGTTCCCTTGAACATGTCAAGGTAGGTGTAGATACCTGCACCTAGAGTTGAAATATGTGCCATTTGTTATTCTCCATAAAGTTTAAATGGTATGAAATAAGATACGCTATAGAGCGAATTATTTGAGGAGTCTAACCCCTCCACGTTTACATAGGACGTACCAAGCTCGGTCCCATTAGTGAGTCGTTTGTTTTGTAGTTGAACATTAAGCAAGTCAGCAACCTCCATTGCACGACCTTGGCCTGAGCCAGCGGCAGTAAAGATTTTAACAGCCAACATGCCAGAGAGCATCTTCTTGGCGTCATAGGCATAGTTCTCACCATTGCTCGGAAGCAATTTAATAAGAACATACTCACGGATGCCATTACCAATCTTGCCCTGATAGTTATCAGGAACAGTCTTGATACCGTTGGCATTCCATGAAGCACTGCCAAAAACTTCTTCAATATCTGCAAGAGCTAAATCAAACATTACGATTTCTCCCTAACCAAAATGGCGGTGATAACGAAACCGTCATCAGAGTAATCCACAATGTTGTATATTTTCTTGTCGATAGTGAGAGTATCATAGACACTAAGGTCTGGTCCAGACTTCATAAGAGCTTCAGTATTGAAACCCTCACCCGAAGGCTTTTTAGTAGTCTGAACAATAACCTCAACAGTCTGAGACCCCGTCGTGGATACCTTTCCACGATTAGCAAAGTCATAGTCTGATACCTTCTCAGAAGAAAGTTTAGCCAAGACAACTAGGTCGCCAACCGCGTTGAAAGCTTTGTTGACAGCCGCATTAATCTTAGCTTTAAGAGACATTAGTTCGCCCTCCACCAAGCAGCGCCAATACCACTAGTCCCACGACGAATCAAGGGCTTAATGTGGTTCATGACAACACTTGGTTTAATAGAGGTCCGAGTAACATCACTGTTAGAATCAGACAACGAGATAGACCCAACAGAGATACTCTCAAAGGTTTGAGTAGTACCAGCCAGAAGGTCTTCGTTGTTTACAAGATGAAGTGCTTGTTCATATACAGCAGTTTTAACTGCACTAGGAATGGTGGCCTCATCAATAGTTATTTGCATACCAAGACGATTGTCCTGATAGATAACATTTTTACGAGGCCACGCAAGAGCTTGGGAGGAACTAACAGCAGAACCAATCCATGCATGGTCATCCACCAACTGTGTGGCGGTGACAAGTGCTTGTTCTTTGATTTCGTCAGTAGTGTCAAACCAGTTGGCACTATCAATACGAGTCTCAAAGTAAGTATCAGCGTCTGCTATTTCAACGTAGCTGTTTGTATTGAGTACAAGTGCCATTAGTTCACTCCTTAAAGTCTATTAGGCGTGGAAGATAGGCAGGATGCCGAGGTTCAACGAGTCCATCTTACGTGCCCACGAAGAACCCGTGCCATAAGTAGTATTGGTTGCGAAAGCAGTCGTCGAACCAGCCCAGTCGTAGCCCATCGGGTGCATAGCGTAGCCCCAACGATACCAAACGTTAGTCGAACCACCACCAGTGTACGAAGCAGCGTCACGGTCAACTTCAACCGGAACCATCGGAACAACGGCAGCTTCAGCTACCGAACCCGGCTTAATGACAAAGGTACACTTGGTCGATTGAGCGTTCAGGTCGCCAGCAGCAGCACCAGCAATCATCTGGTTTGCACGGGTCAGAATCAGACGGAACTTGCCGTCAAAGATGGTCGAGAACTCAAGGTTACCGTCACGAACACGGTCTTGGTCAACCAAGTTAGCAGCACGCATCTCAGCCATAACTTCAGGCGAAGTAACCAGATACATGTAGTCAGGCTCATGGTCTTTGAAAGCAGCGCCAATCGAGCGGAACAAACGCTCACCACGAGCAGCAGCAATAGCAGTCGAGTCGAACAGTTTACGAGCGTCGCCAGCACCAGTTGCAGCAGCACCGTGAAGACCAGCAGCGTTGACGTCAACGAACATACCAGTTGCGGCTGCGTCTGCGTCGGTGTCAAAGTCAACGATACCACCGTTACCAGCATCACCTGCGTCACCCAGAGCAACTTCGTAGTGCGAAACACCCTTAAGAACTGACAACAGAGCGTCATGTTCGTCCTGAGCGCGAACTTCAGCGAAGTCACGAGCGATTTTCGCCAGACCATCTTCCTTCGAGACAACTTCCTGAAGGTTTACCTGCTCTGCACCGAAGGTGCGCATGGTCTTGATGAAGTTGGCATAGTCGGTTTCAATACCAGTGTAGGTGCCATTAGTCGCAGACGACAACGACGGAACGTTGATTGTTGCGTTCAGAGGCTTGTACCAGCGGAACTGGCCATAAAAGTTTTCACCCGAGGTGTCGATGCGCTGGTCAGCAGCAACGATGCCTGTGCCGTTTAGCTTCTTAGCATTTGTGTAAGCTTCATCCGAGTAGGCCGAGATTGCCAACTGGATGTTCTGAAAATCAGTGTTTGTAATAGCCATTAGGTTATTCCTTCATTAAAGGTTATTATAGTTTAAAATGTGGGTTGCCCCAGTTTCCCCTTCGCTGCAAGAGCGAGGATTTCGCTTGTGGTCATTTGACCAATCGGCTTTTGTGCAGCCGCATCAGGCGCACCAGCCGGAGTCGAAGTACCCGCCCCCGAGTTAGATTTAACACGGAAGAGGAACGAGTTATCTTCAGATTTAGCATAAGTGTCTACAAAGTCGCGGATTCGTGTCCCCGATGTATGAACCCATTCGCCGCTTTCATTTTGAACCAGTTGGTCCACAATTTCACGACGTGCCATTTCACGAGACTTATCATTGCGGAATTCCATACCTGCAAGGGCATCATTCAGCACATTATCCCGTTTAAGAGCAACAGTCTCCTTTTCATAGAGTTCCAGTTTTGCTTTCGCTTCTGAAAGTTCTAATTCTAGAGCTTCTTGTATTTTGCCTTCTTCTTTCAGTCGAGCAAGGTCAGCTTCTTTTTTAGCTTGTTCCATTTCAACCTTTAGTCGCAGGGCTTCATCTCGCTCCTTGGCCATACGGTCCATATTGGCTTTCATCTTAGCTAGGCGTTCATTAACGATAGCTTCGACGTCATCAGCCGGAGTTTCAGTAGTTTCTTCAACAACAGGTGCTTCATTTTCTTCTGTAGCAGCTGTGGTTTCTTCAACTTGATTATCTTCTACTTTGATTTCTTCACTCATGATTTTATCCTTTCCAGTCACAGACTGAAGTTAATTTTGTATAGGTGTCACAGACACGGTTATAAGTTTGTGGCCATAGGTTATTACAAATAGTTTATGGTCCAATGCCGTACCAATCATGTCCGTCCCTGAATTTCTCAGTTAGTTCACGAGGGGTAATTGGCTTGTATTTAGTTTCCCAATCTGGAGAAGCCATTTTCTGCTTCCAAGATGGGTGACGGGGGTCGTAGATGAGACCATCTGCTTTCGCCCTGTCAAGGTATTT